ATTATACTGCATGATCAAATGCGGATACAATGAGTTCAAGTCAAAGGAAGCAACCCACTTATGCAAACCAATGATAGGATCTTTAACATACGCACCTTCAAACTGTGCGTCTTTACCAGAACCACTTTTTGCTGGAATAGCAATCTTCTTTTTACGCAGGTGGTTATAGATGATAGCATCCCACATACGTACCTGAGAGAATACATCCTCATAGTTTATTTTGGCATTATAAGCCATGGTCAAACAGAGTTCGATTAGACGCATCTTATCTTCAAGGCGATCAACAAGTTCAGTATCATGGATGTTATAATCCACAAACTGCTGCCAGTGATTGGTATAGAAATCTTTGAAGTTATCTTCAGGATTTAATTTCTTGGCATCACCTAGTTCTTCACCAGCAATGTAATCTAAACGATATGATTCTTGTTTCTGATAGGTGAACTTTTTATACAGTTCTAGGTAATCTAACTGAGAGATACCATGGATATCATAGTGAATCTCTTCATTACCTTTAATGAAAGTCTTACGCTCATTGATGTAGCCCCATGGTGAAAGTTTCTTGGACATGACTTCACCGAGTTCACGATCGATGCGTCGAACAAGATATGGTACGTCAAAGAAGTCTGTATTCCAACCAGTGATTACATCTGGATAATTGTTCTGCCAGAAAATAAGGAATTCTTTGAGAAGGTTGAGTTCATCTTTACAGTGAATGTATCTTACATCTTCACGTTTGTTTACATAGGTGCGTGAGCCGAATGTTACGATCTGCTTTGACTGACTATCTTTAATAGTGATCAAAAGAATCTCTTCATTGGCCATCTTGATATCTGGGAAACCACTCTCTGTGGCAGTTTCAATATCAATTGAAAACACACGAATGTTCTCCATATCAAAACGAATATCGCTTTCATATGTGTCGCTTAGATATTGACAAACGTAATTTGTATTGCCGTAAATGTCAAACCCTTGCACTTCATCATAGCGTTTAACAAACTCTCGTGTTTCCTTTACAGTTCCTGGATTGATCTCATCAAGAACCTGACCATCTAGAGTACGCCATTGACTGTCGTCTTTCTTAGATGGAACATAAAGGGTTGGGAAGAAGTCTATTTTGCGTGCAAAAGGTTTACCATTTTCAACTCCTCTGACGCACATCTTGTCGCCAAAAGGAAATACATTAGTATAAAATTGCATTAAGGTTGTTTCCCATACATCAACATCATTGCATCCAGAGCACAGTCATGAACAGGATGGTGTTTAATCACTGATGCCCTATTAAATAGAGGATGCTCTATTTCTACATATCCATTGGTAGTTCCGTAGAGTAGATCGACTGCCGTTCTTACATCTCTCCACATATTATAGTTCGTAATTGGTTGCATGTCAAGTTTCTTTGATAGACTATCTATTGCCATCTGATCAAGAGAACCTCGTGCCCACATAGTTTGTTTCTGAGCATTTGGAATCTTATTCATGTAATTATGTAGGATAGTTATAGCATCTTCTGCAAGAAGATCTGTTGAGTTTGGTTCGAATGAAACACCACGAATATACTCATGTATATTCTGCCACCACTCCAGCGTACCAAGATCTACTGTGCGACCAAGACGCTTTGTTTGATCTTTTGCATTCAGTTTAACAAAACATGCATTGTCTAGTAGATCCTGATATGTTGGACGTTTCTCTGGGTCGAAATGAATTAACGCTGCAGATAAAACTACAGCATTAGATTCAACCCCAAGTGTTTCAATGTCAAATATGAACATTACCAGTCTCTCTTATATCCTACCTCAGTTACAAATGATTTCATCTTTTGTTCATCATCCCATGATTGACAATAATTGTTTTCTTTGTCACATAGAGGAACGATTTCTTCTTTGGTGATCTCTCTAGTACTTACAATAGTTTCACCAAGCCACAATTGAGAAAACTCTTTCATCTCCTCAGAAGTAACTGTATCTGCCGCCCACTGTTCAGCACTGCAGGGATACTCATGTTCATTGTGATCATCTGGCACCTCAATAATGTAACGCATGCGGTATTGAGAAATAGTATCAACTAAAATAAATTTACTCATCGCTATCACCTTTCATTGCTAATGCTTTGTCCAAAGATTTCTGCGCATGACGCAGACCAAATTCCATCTCATTCTTTTGTGCTCTCAATACATCTATCTCACGATAGTTCTTTTGGCACTGTTCGTATAATTCTGTTGTATCTTTCTTAAGTTTCTGAACCCAGTCATTTACTTTATGAATAGTAACCCATGTTCCATCTGATAGTTTAGTATGACCATCACGAATACGAAATTCGTCAGTCCATCTTTCACCAGTTTTATAACTTGGCATTGGTTCAAACAAAAACAATTCTTGTTGCTGTAGTTTCTGTAAAAGAACATCAAAGTTATTTTCAATAGATTCTTTACCATAAAACATTATTCATCTCCATCATCAGATACATCTTTTTCGATTTTGCCATACATCTCTGCGTGGATGTCGCAAAGAGTTGTATGCCAACCATTGGTGTATCGTTTTCCTGGAGCACCACATTGTTCGCATGTACGATAACTCATCGACTCTGCGAAAGAAATATAATGATAGTGTTTATCAGTTGCAGCCTGTACATAGAATCGCAGTCCGCCAAACTTTTCTTTGACTTGAACAGCAACTGGAACCTTTAATGTTTCTTCATCTAGTTTTGCTTTGGCTTCATCAACAGCTTCTTGTGTTACTGTTTTTGTTCCATAAAGAACATTACCAACACCTACTTCCATAAGATAATCGTAACGACTTTGTACGTCATGGTATTCAGAAGTCAACATTCCACAAAGAACATCGATGATATTATACCATCCATCACCACACTCAAGTCCCCAACACATGGCTGTGGTGCGCATATCCGCATTGCGATCTTTGAAGATCAGTGGGTACTTTGCACATAGTGCTTCATCAAGTTCACGTCTCATGACAACTCCAATGACATTTGATACTGCCAGTGTTTATACAATTCTTCATATGCTCTGAGAACTTCGTCTGGTAGTTTATTACCCTTACGAATTTCTTCTTCGATTACTCTACCGAGTGAACGTGCCAAACGAATTTCATCTAAGTCTCCGTGCATATTAACTCCAAGTCCTATGGTTTTCTGCTACATGTTCAAGTCCATCATACTCATGGATATGCCACTTAACATCATCTGGAATTTCCACGACTGCTAGTTCTGATGCCCAACTATTTGCTTTCTCACCCATCTCTTCGATGACTGCGATTAAATCTTTATCTGCACGATCCTGAGTCATTTCATAATCACTTAGGTAGTGATCATCATTACCAGAGTATCCTGCTTCATAATAAGAAGCACCGATAAATGAACGACCTTCTTCTGCTTCGACTTTATCGAATGCAATACCTTTACGATCAAGTAACATTTCAAATGCTTCATTCGAAATACCAAACCCACCAAAGCAACGATTAATAGCGACTTTCATGTGTATACTTCCTCACCTTTAAAAATTTATGAATCAATTTATCTTTGATCATGTCTGGGATAGTAAGATATGGAAATTCCAATATGAATGGACAAGCATCTTTACCCCAAGCACCAGTTCTCAAAAATCTAGTATAAATGTCTACATCTTTTTTACACTCCACATCAAACAGATGTTTCTGTCTGATCATTATGTCAAGTATCATTTAATATCCTTGCTGGAATCTGCAACATCTTTATCATCACGAACCTCTATAAAAATTGGAAGGAACAAAGATTCATCTCCCAACTTATTCTTTATTCGACTATTATACTTGATTGCCACAATTCGGTCAACTAATTCTTGACCGTACTTCTTGCGTTGCGAATCTGTAAGACCAGAACCGACTGATACCTTTACAACTCCATCTGCTGACTCGCAAATAAGATTACCAAGCATACCAGCGTACTTACCAGTGCCTTCTTCAATTGCAACTATTTTGAGATCACATTCTAGTTCGCCTTTGAATTTGATCTGGTGCTTTGCACGTTTATCTTCCCATTCACCAGAACCATCTTTGAGGATAATTCCTTCAAGCCCATCTGCAAGATAACCTTCAAACAGAACCTTTGCTTCATCGATATTCTGAACAATATTACTTGTCACCAACCAAATCTTTTTATCTTTGGATCCCTGCTTGTTGATCAACAACTCCAATGAAGAGAAACGAGTTGAATATGGAGTTGGACAATATCCATCAGTAAAGTAAGCGTAAGGAATAACATCCCATACAGTGGCATGAACCATTGCTGCTTCTTTGGCAGAGATAGTTCCTTTGTTGGCTTTGGAAAGAATACCATTACCAGTCTGACGATCCATGAATTGATAATCCATGTCATCCATAATGAGTAGTTCCCCATCAAAGACACAATCAACATTACCAGCAAGTGCA